TACTCGCACTCACCACATACCCCCCCTGTGCGTACCCCGTCATCGCGAAGGGTGGGTACTCCCCGAAGGTATCTTCGGCTTGGTCTTCGGCCACCTTACGTCCATCCAGGTAGGTTACTCGGGAGCCACCTTCACCTTGGTACGCGTAGGTCAGGTTGTGCCACGTGTTCGATTGGAGGTCCAAGTTGAGGGAGTCCAGCTTCTCCTGGTCGGAAACCGAGAAGACACACGTATTGGAAACATTTGCCTCCAGGTTCGAAGAATTGAACCACACGGAGACCGCATGGGGTTGGTCACCTTCCAAGAATGTATTGGCTTCTACGGTGATGTTTGAAGTGAGGGTCCCATTGAGTTCCCAGTACTTCCCGGTAGAATCGTAAGTTGCCGCAGTGTTCGCCGCAGCTGGTCCCACAACCCTATTTGTGTTGGCATTTCCACCTAAGCTCCCATCGACATACACGTTGGCCCCAGTCGTTTGGGGGGTGTTCATTATGGAGGTGAAGGTGGTATCGATGGAGGTGTCTCCTAGTGTAGCGAGGTCTTCGTAGCCGTAGTATTCGAGTGCTCCTATGGCTAAAAACTGATCGCTGCTATTCTGACCAGCTCTATTCGTAGCTTGAAGTCTTACATATTTATAAGCTACCGTAGAATTAACCTCTATCGTTTCTTGTGTTCCTCCATTCGTTGTCATTCCTCCGTAAGTTAATCCAGAGAATGCCTTAATTTCAGTCCAATTCGTGCCATCATTACTACCATAAAGGTAACCCGTACCAGGTGAATTTTCTGGCATCCACTGACCAGAACCAGACTGGGTGGGTCTCGTTTTAATCACAAAATTTTTAACTTTAATTCCATGTGGTAATTGTAAATCTACATATTCACCATATCGTCCAGAAGCTGTTGGGAATTGTGTAGCACCAAGACTGGATTGAGCTTCTCCAGGTGCACTCGAGTTGTAATGATTAGGTGTCGCCCAACCATCATTTACAGATAACACATCATCGAATATTCTCCATGGAGTATAACTTGGACTTAATACTGAACTTGAACTCACCGTATACCCCGCTTGAACGTACGTATTGGTTGAGTCATTAGAGTCAAACTTCCCCTCCTCAAAAATGATTTCGGGATACTTCTTCAACTTGGCTTCCCCCCGCCCATGAGGCCCATGTTGGTCCATCACAGTCTCACCACCGGATACCGCAGATGTCGCCATAGCCACCTTCCCCCCATCGATGGAGAAGGATTCGGTGAAGAGTTTCCAATCTTGGATGGCGACGTTGGAGCTGTTCCCCGCAGCCTTCGTAGTGACGAGGGCATATTTCTTGAATGGTTCCGTTGCGTTAACAACAATGGTTTGAACGTTTGAATTTGTCACCGGGTTACGATCCTTCCAATAGTTGATTTCAGTCCAAGTATGATCATTGTTGGTTGCGTAGATATTCGCCGAAGCAGGGAACTGTGCCACCGTTAGAGGAGTCAACTCCATGTGACGAAGTGTGGTTTTATACGGAAACGCAATAGCGAGCCAGTCACCACACTGTGTAGGGTGTAAATTAGAAAGTTGGGTAAGATTTGTTTCAAGGAACACATTGGATCCACCAATGTATCCACCCGCTACACCACCACTCACCCAAGCATTCGCAGTACCATCAAATGCGTTGAATGTATTAGAGTTTGTAGCTAAGTTTGAAGTTGTGAGGGTATATGCACCGTGGTTAGCTACAGTGACCGTGTTTGCGAAAAGATCTGAAGGTGGTTGGTCGGATACGACTGCAAACTTATTCAAGAAAGTACCCGAAGAATCGAGGAGTTCACCGGTACTCCTGTTGTATGTTACGAGGTTCGCAGCCACATCGGCAATACGGAGTGTGTCCACGAAAACATTTGTATCAAACTTGAGACGACCACCAATCTCGATGTTCGAAGTTACATCCAGACCTTTTGTAGCGTTTGTAATAATTACTTGTCCTGCGACGTGGATATTGGAATCCGAAACAAGACCTGTGGTTGGATGTTGAAATTGTACGACTTGAGTTGTGCCATTACTTACAAGAGCTACATGATTTAGACCATGTGCCGCTTGAACTGAAAAATCCCCGATATTAAGATTACTGACAGCAACATTTCCGTGAACTGTTAAAACATTTCCAGATGTACCGATAGTATCGTTGACAAACAGATTTGAACCTATACTTAGGGTGTTGAAACCGGGGTTAGTGTTTTGAATACCAACATTACTTGAAGTTACAAAACCTATACCTTTATATCCAGGGATGTCTAGATTTGAATCAAAGCGAACAACATTAACTGAAATATTACCTTGATCTACAATTGCTTGTAAATTTGTCGCAATGTTGGAAAGAAGACCACCATCACCTTCGAAACGCGTGGCATTAATCCTGCCTTTTACTACCATTGTGGGTGTAGATGTTGACGCGAATTCGGAAGCATTATTATCAAAGTACACGTTACTACCAATACTCAGCGTGTGACCGGGATTTGTGTTCTGAATACCAACATTACTTGTAGTTACTAGACCAACACCCTTATAAATACTCCCCGCACCCGAATTAAATTGGAGGACGTTAGATGTAGTATTTCCCTGTTCTACAATAGCAGAGAGGGTTGTAGCGATATTCGAAAGAAGACCACCATCACCAACAAAAAAGTCAGATTTAATCTTTGCGTCATCATCTGAATTATGTACTGTCAAAATGTGGGTAGCTACATCATTAGCGACTAAATTGGCACCGACATAAAATTCTTCTAAAACTTCTACTTCACCAGTAAATGTCTGAATATTAGTCTTTACCATTTGTTATTAACTTACAATTTTTTTACGGATGAAAATCTTATACACTTGGAATGTATATAAGATTTTGTTTTTTTGATACTACCGACTATTTCTAATATCCAAATGTATGGGTAAGATCGGGTGTGGGTGCTGTATCAATTATAGATACAACCTTACCATCTGGATTTGATGACATGTACTCTATGAAAATATCATAGCTATCCTGAGCGTCGAGTGCATTACTCGCGGTCAGTGTAATTTTATTACCTGTTGTCACAACAGTTGGACTCCAAGGATTTGTATTTGTTTGGTCCCCGAATATATTCTTAGTCCCAATAGCTATATTCTTTGTGGGTGGTTGACCATTCTTTCTACCACCTGAAACTTCTAGAATAATTGTACTCAAGTCTTCGTCAGCATCTATAAGTTGAGCTGTAATCTTTGCATAAAAGATATTTGAAGTAAAGTTTATATCGATCGAGGGTATAAACCCTGATACTACTGTTCTTGAATGACTATACACCTTCTTAATAACACCACCCATATTCGTGATAAGTCCACCAGATACTGTCAGGTTCGATGACACAAATGCATTACCAACGACATGCAGATTGGAATTCGGTGTCGCGGTCCCCAAACCCACGCTCGCCTCTGATGCGTCAACATAGAGAAAGTTAGAACCAACTTTTAGGTCACCCGTACCAGTTAGACGCGCCTTCTCAGTACCGGCGACTGAAAAACGAATGTGTTGAGAAGCTGGTGTATTGAGATGTGTTGGTCCAGTGGCTGTCTGTTTAAGGGCGAAATTGGTACCACTATTGTGATCGAAGTGTGCGAATGTTGCGTGATCATCGTCGGTTCCGTTATATCCTATAGCGGCGCGACCAAGAAACGATGTTTGATTCGCGTCGGGACCTGCGTGTATGTTTGAAGTCACGTAGACATTCCCATTTACGTGAACGTTTGCACCAATATTGGCATTTGTACCGAAACCGACGTTCCCTGCATTATAGTAGATGTGCGTACCCGCAGTGACCCATGGAGAAGTCACGAATGGGGCATCATCTTCGAATAAAGTTCCCGTGAATTTAATGTCACCTTGAACGTGTAAAGTTTTATCAGGCTCAGTGGTACCCACACCAACCTTGTTGTTTACAGCATCTACGTGGAAAGTATTTGTATCCACGGTGACATTTGAAGAAACGTGTGCGTTCCCAGTCACTTGAAGATCATACACAGGGATTGCCGTTTTAACACCAATTTTACCACTCGTTATTATACCAGTGTTGGTATTTGTAAATTGGACGGTGTTTGAGGTTGTATTACCATTTGCTACAACTGCCCCAAAAGTTGTGACAAGACCTGTGAGAGTACTCCCATCCCCATAATATTGTGCTGCGTAAACACTACCAACTACACCGAGACCACCGGCAACCTTAGCCGCACCGGTTGTAGTGGAACTAGAAGCGGTGGTATTAGTCACATTGAGACTATCCACCTCGGTAGCCTCAAAGTTTACCGTGCTTCCGTAGATAGCACCCGTGACACCCAGACCACCAGTAACAATCAGGGCGCCATTCGCCTTAGCTGAAGAAGCGGTGGTATTAGTCACTTTGGTAATACCGTCAAGTTCAGCGGTAGATCCGAAGAGAGCACCAGTTATACCCACACCACCACCGACTATGAGGGCACCCGATGTCTTATTGGTCGCAGCTGTAGTATTTTGGATGGTTGCACTATCAAGTGTCGCATTCTCAAAATTTACATGGGTCGCGTGGATGTCACCACCCACCCCGATACCACCTATCACTGTAACGGCGCCAGTTGTTTTACTCGACGTAACAGTACCATCCGTCACCACCGAAGATTTGGAACGTGCGACAGCCACATTTGAGTTTCCATGAACATCTAGGGAATATGCAGGGGCTACAGTGAGTACACCCACGCGATTGGTGACCGAATTTACGTGGAAAGTACTCGTATCTACTGTAAAGTTATTTTGAACTTGGAGATTACCCAAAATATCTAGAGTTATATTGTTACTATCTCCATCAATTTGAGTATCTGTGTGTTTATTTTGAGTATAACCAATTGAGAGGCGTTCAGGTGTTTCATTACCGTGATGCGCTATGGCGATATTATGCCCGGGGTATTCCATGATAATACCCACATCTAAACCCGTTTGTGTATTGTTATTCGCGAGGGTCAATATACGATCTTTAATGACTGTATTATTTGAATCAACTACAAATACATTACCAGTTTGAAAGATATTACCAGTAACTTGAAGTCCACCCGTAATAACTATATCTGGTCCATTTTTAGTTATGATTGAATCTTCCAAGAACTTTGTAGAACCTACAATTGGGAATTTGTTGACAGTGAGTCCTGCAATTGAGATGTCACCACCTAAAGACAGATTGGAACTTACGGAAACATTTCCATCTATAACTACAGTGTTTGCACCATTCTCATTCACATAAAAATTTGTACCTACACTTAACGTGTGACCGGGTTGTGTGTTGGCTATACCAACATTTGAGTGAGAAACAAAACTTGTTTTTGTTCCAGTGAATTGAACTATATTGGAAGTTGTATTACCATTTTCCGAGATGGATTGTAAAGTTGTTGCGATATTTGAAAGAAGTCCACCATCACCAATGAACCTAGAGGCGTAGACATTATCAGCTACACCGAGACCACCCGCTACGATTACCGATCCAGTGGTTTTAGATGTGGATAAGGTTGTATCTTCGATCGTCAAACTATCAGCCACGACATCTTCAAAGTTAACATGTGTCGCATGAATATCACCAGCAACACCTAAACCACCAGCTATACGTGCGGCACCACTTGTCTTAGAAGTTGTGGAAGTTGTATTGGTTACATGAAGACTGTCAAGTTCAGCTGCTTCAAAATTCACGGCACTTCCATGTATAACACCAGTTACACCCAGGCCTCCCGTGACGATGAGAGCACCGGTTGTTTTAGAGCTTGTGGCTGTGCTATTAGTTACCTTAGTAATACCATCCAATTCAGCAGTGGATCCAAATAAAGCACCGGATACACCTAAACCACCAGCAATTTTAACCGCACCGGTTGTCTTAGAAGATGATACGGTCGTGTCTTCGACAACTATACTATCGGCCACAACATCTTCAAAATTTGCATGGGTCGCGTGAATATTTCCACCTACACCTAGACCACCAGTAATTTTAACGGCACCAGTTGTTTTGGAAGTAGTGGTCGTTGTATCGGCGATGGTTACATTTGATGATACGTATGCATTACCCATGACGTGAAGTTCGGCGTGAGGGTTCACCGTGTTAATACCAACATGATCTGATTCAACATCTACGTGGAGTGTATTGGTATCCACAGTTAGATTGGAAGATACATATACGTTACCTACAACATGAAGGTTGGCATCGGGGTTTTTAGTTTCGATACCCACCGAGTTGTTTACAGAGTCTACGTGGAATGTATCGGTATCCACGGTTAGATTAGAAGACACGTACACATTACCTACAACATGAAGATTAGCCTTGGGTGTCTTTGTCTCAATTCCTACAGAATTGGCTACGGAGTCCACGTGCAATGTATCTGTATTCACCGTTAAATTGGAGCTTACATATACGTTACCTACGACATGAAGATTAGCTTTGGGTGTCTTTGTCTCGATTCCGATAGAGTGGTTCACTGAATCCACATGGAATGTGTCTGTATCCACAGTTAAGTTTGATGAAACATACACGTTACCGACAACATGTAGATTAGCTTGGGGTGTTTTAGTTTCGATACCCACAGAATTGGTTGTGGAGTTAACATGAAATGTATCTGTATCAACCGTTAAATCTTCAGAAATGTATGTATTACCCATAACATGAAGTGTTGCATCGGGGTGTTTTGTTTCTATTCCTACAAAGTGTTTGTTTACATCTACATGTAAAGTATTTAAGTCAACTGTCAAATTGGAACTCACGTATACATTACCAACAACATGAAGATTGGCGTCGGGTGTGGCATTGTTGATACCAACGGATTCGTTCACTGAATCAACCAAAAGTGTATCTGTGTCTACAGTAAAGTTATTTGAAACATTAAGAGTGTTGTGTATAGTATTTCCGTATGTAAATTCTTTGGATCCCGCATTATACATCAAAATGTTTGAGTTATTAACATTTCGTACAGGGTTTATAAAAAGTGCATTTTGTGTCGTTGTGTTATTGAAACCCTCGACACTCGTTCCACCGTTTATGATAACTGACCCAGCTGCTTGAGCGGTTGGATATCCCGCATAGTATCCTATAGCTATGGCACCGACCCCTTGTGACATCTTACCCGCACCATCACCGATAGCGATAGATTTTTGCCCCTGGTTCTGACTACCAGCGTCTTTACCAATGGCGATAGAGTTATTCCCTTGGTTTTCACCACCAGAATTTTGACCGATGGCAATGGATAGTGTACCTTGGTCGTCATACCCAGATTTTTCACCGATGGCTATAGAACTAATTCCTTGCGTTGTTTCACCGGATCTTTCACCTATAGCTATAGAGGATTGGGATTGTGTGACACTCCCAGATTTATAACCGATTGCGATCGCATTTGATTGTTGAAGATTGTAACCAGCTCTATATCCCACAGATATTAAATGTGAATTTGAAGTCGCGTGAATTATATTTCCAGTATCTGTACCCAAAAGGATTCGATCGTAACCGGAGTTGTCGACACGTCGAGTAGCTGCAATTGTTCCATTCACATCGAGATCCTTTGTTGGATTTTTTTGATTTATACCGACTCGGTTACTCACTACATCTACATGAAGTGTATTTGTGTTAACAGTTAAGTTTGAAGTCACATAGACATTACCAACAACGTGAAATTCTGCATCAGGTACAAGCGTGTTTACACCTACCCGATCTGTTCCAGAATCTACAAATAAAGTATCCCCATCAACTGTCAAGTCAGCGGAAATACTTGTATTACCCGTCACCACCAAAATATTTGAACCAAATTCATCTACGAAAAGATTTGAACCCACATCTAGGGTATGCGTGGGACTCGTATTTATAATACCAACATTTGATTCCGTAAAAATTTGACCGTACACATGGACGTTAATGTATTCACTCGTTAGAGGAGTTATAGTATGACTAGTGGCACTTGATTGTGTATACGCGATTGCAAATTCATTAGAACTTTCTAGGTACCCCATAGCTACATTAGAACCTGGACGGGTCATTATAAAACCAAGATCCAAAGATGCATCCCCGTCAACATTATTTTTACCAATTTCTATAATGGCATCACTTATAACAGTATTGTTTGAATGTACGGCTGTAACAAGACCGTTAAATATAGCATCACCATTAACTATGAGTCTATCTTGAATATATGTATTTCCCAAAACGGTGAGTACATTCGAACTATCAACATTTACATGAAATTTGGAACCCACAGACACCGTGTCAGTGGGTGAACTATTCGCGATACCAATAATTCCCGCAGTTACAAAACTTGTGGGGTTGGCTACGACTGTAGTATCAAACGCATCGGTATATGAATCAAAACGTACAGTATAAGGGGTTGTATTCCCATTTTTTGTCGCACCAGCAAGATTAAAGTTTAGGATTTCACTTGCGATTGCATTCGAATCTGTAATCTCTTTAGTAACTCTATTATACGATAAAACCATAACGTTTGCAGCTCCACCCGGAGTTTGTACGGGGTCTATACGAATGGGTGTCAAATATGTAGTTCCGGGTGTAGCTACTTCTAATTCAACCTCACTCGCATTGAACACAATTGTATTTTCTGCCTGGTCATTGGTACAATTTTTACCGAACCTGATTTTAGTAGATCTCTCTACCGTCGGCAAATTCTTGACCATTTAATATAGATTGGTATTTTAATTCGCGTAAAGAAGTCCCGCCATCCCATTCTCAATGCGCAATATATTGTAGTTTACTGCGTATATAGGATCTATTATATTCATGGATTCACTCATGAGCTTGACTGTACTTAGACGACTGAAGTTCAAGGTACCCGTGGGCTGAAGTGAGCTCGTAGATAAACAAAATGGGTACAAGAAAAAATCAGGGGACGCCACGAACCCTGTGTGATAGTAGTACATAACATCGATGTAATGGGGTTTACTCCAACGATAGTTTGCAAGATCTGTACCATTTATATTGAGTTTTATCTTGTTCGTAGGTGACGTAAGAGCGCTATTAGTCGATGTATTAGACGAAGCTAAGTACTTAACCGGGTGATTGAATGTCAATTCTAGAAGGTTTGTTCCGGATGCAATATTCTTTTGAACCTGGGTGATAAGAAGATCATGTTTTCTTGCTGATATATTCCCACGTTCTTCATTATCTAAGTAGAAATAGTTGGCAAAACACTCTACATTGTAATCCGTAGCTGTTGAAGCCCAATGAATCCTGATTTCGACATTATGATAATTGAGCGCTACGAGCGGGATAGCACATTGTGGCCCTTCACAAAAGAAGAAACGAAGGGGGTAAAAATAGGAACGAGCGCTGACACCGGGGTGTGTACCTTGGGCGCTTTTGGAAACATTATTCGCGAAAGTATCTATAGCTATGTTTTCTGTAAATACAGAATCTTGTGTGTCAATAACAGAACCTCCAATAAGAAGTTCTACTTTATCAATAATATTGTCCCAGCGCTGAGAATCAAGGGCGGTACTATTATTGTCTATCGTGAAATACACGTAACTGAGAAGGTCGCCAGATCGTTCGAATTGAACGCTGGACATCGAGTTGTTTTTCACCGCTCCATAGATGGTTTGTTTTTCGATGGATTGTGAAAAATTAGCATGTCTTTTGAACGTTGAAGTAAAGAAAGAAACCTGTGGGTCACCTACGATGTATTCATCCTGGGCGCCGGCTGCAATCAATTGAACAATGCCTGGAGACATGGTATACTATATTAAAGGGAGAAAATTACAAATTTGGTTTTCTACACACGAAACGAATAATTAAGAAATTATCTTTAGCTGGACTTGATGGTACAATACCATCACCTGATTGGTTGCGAATATTGACGGTAAAACGATCAATGCTACGAATTGGGTTCACATATTGAGTAACTAATGGGTAGTTGTCTTTGAAATTAAATGCAGCAGTACCGTCACCGATAATACTAGCAAATGAATTACGAAGAACACTCGCCCCGGCTTGGCCATTTGGTACGTTCGAAGCACGTTCAGAAAAAATGGTATCCAATTCTTCGATGGAAATGTAACAATGTTTAGTAGCCGTTGTTGTATTAATTCTAGCAGCCATTAATTTGGCTTGAACAACATTTTTCAAGGGTTGTTGGAGATGACATGTGAACGTATTGGAAGAAGTCTGTCCAATAGTGTCAATAGTCACCGTGTGATATTCATGTTGAAGATCTGGAATGAGCTGACTAGGGGATGTAATAAGCGCCATTTAGTATAAGCTTAGATTAAAGATCCACCGATTCCGTCGGTAATTTCATAACCAGCATGGGCGGTGACCAACTTCTGGGCGCCGCAAATACCTCCTGGAGTTAAACCCTTCGAGTAAGGGCTGTCCTTTTTACCTGAACCAGCTGTACATTCTAATTCGACTGGGAGATCGAAAATAGATTGGTCGGTGACATTTTTAGTGACAATTGGTCTGGGTTGGTACTTGCTTGTGGTAGAGGACTTGAAGGCGGCGAGGGCCGAAATTATCAGAAGAAGGACAACAATCATACTGAGAGCATTGCGACTGACACGGTTAAGGGTAAACATTTATAATCTACAAAGATTTTTTTAAACTGCGTTAAAGGTAATTTTTTTAGTTTCTGTATAAAGAGTAGATGGACGAAGAGATAGTAATCGATCGAGGAAATACCAGTGTCATGAAATTGGATGCCGACGAGCAGGCCATCATGGATGAAATCCAAATTTCTGCCCCACGACCTCAACGTGTTCCACGACCAACTAGACCAAACTTCGCCCCACCCCAGATGGGACACCAACAGGAGAGTATGGACGCTTTTGTAAATCCAACGAAGCAAACAGTTCAAAATCACACTACACCCGACGAAGAAATTGATTACGGTGACGGTGATGAAGATGCTAATTTTTTCGATGATGGCGAGGATTATGGTGAAGCTGGTCCAGGACAAGAAGATGAGAAACCAACAAAAGGGTATGCTTCAATCGACGAAGAAAAGGCGGACCTTATTAATAAACTCGGACGCCTGGAGAAAAAGGGATTTGCCGTAAATAAACGACTCAATGCATATTCGAATATTGATGAATTGCGATCCGAGGTGAA